ATATAGAAATTTTTATACTTTAATAATTTAATTATAATTATTTCAATTTATTAAGACATTATTATAATAATGTCTTAATAAATTTAATTTTAAAGTGGCACAAAACCAATTTTTTGGGTGTATATATGATTTTATTTTTTTATAATATAAATTATAAAAAAATAAAATTATATTTTAAATAATATTATTTATTTTTTTTAAGTTAAATTTATTTAATAATTTATTTAATAATTTATATAATTATTTTTTAATTTATCTAAACATATAGTGTTGACATTAAATAATTTTGTATTGAATTATCTTTAATTTGTCTATTTAATTTATACACTTTTAAAGCATTATTTAAATCATCTAATATTATTTTTTTTTTAAATTGTTCATCTAAACAAAAAACTCTAATTCCATGTTGAATTTTTACACTCAATAAAAATGTCTCAATATCTCCGCCAAAATTTGGGAAAAATTCATAATTTTCTTTAAAAAATGATATTAATTCTATATCAGATATATTTACTGACCATGGTAAATTTAAATTGATTTCACCAATCATTTTAATAAATATTTTAGCTAATTCTTCATGATTATAATTATCAATTGTATATCTAAATGGAAATCTTCTATTTAATCCTTCATTAAATGAAAAAAAACATGTATCTAATGCATCTTTATATCCTGCAATTATGACTAATAATTGATTCTTTTTTTCTGTCAAATTTTGATTAATAGTATCTATACATTCTTTTGCAAATGAATCTTTTCCATCACCATTTCCTAAACTATATGCCTCATCAATAAATAATACTCCTCCTAATGCAGAATTTATTACTTCTTGTGTTTTAATGGCTGTATGTCCTAAATATTTACCAATTAAATCAGATCGCTTGACTATTTTAAATTTAAATTCTGGTTTTATCTCTTTATTTATTTTTCTAGATCTTGTAAATGTTCTTGTATATTGTTTTATAATATCTCTAAAATCATTTAAATTATTTGTTTTATCTTTATCATCATAATCATCATCATTTTCACAATTATCATTTTCACAATTATTATTTTCACAATTATTATTTTCACAATTATTATCTTCACAATTATTATACTCTGATTGATTATATATATTAGGTGATTGTATAATATCTAATTTCCAATAAATTTCTCCAATAACATGACCCAATAATGTTTTACCTACACCAGGAGGTCCTTGTATAACAGTATGCATCATATCTTCATTTTTATTTTGTAAATCTTGTAAAAAATATATTATTTGACCAATTATTGTTTTTTTAACTTCAGACATACCTATAATATTATTTAATTTTTTTAATAATGGTAAGATGTCAATTATTTTTTTTATATTAATATTATAATTTTTACTTTGATCATAATTATCACCAATTTCAATTAAATCATCTAGTGTTTTGATTTCTTTATTTATTATAATTAATTCTTTTTCTATAATCTTTTTATTTTTATTTTTATTTTTCTTTTTTTTATTAATATCATTATCATTATTTATATTAATATCATTACTATCATTACTATTATTAATATTATCTGGTATAATTAAATTTAAATTCCTCTTTCTTCCCATTAAAATATATAATATAAATTATTTTTAAATATTAAAATAATTTATATTAAAAATATAAATTATTTTGTAATTAATAATTGTGTAAAACCATTAATTGGTAAAGTACACATTATTTGACAATTTTCTTTATCACATACTTTTTTACAATACCAATCATTTATTTGTGCATATTTAATAAATATATGTATTGAAATTCCTATTATAAATAATAATACATAAAATAAAATAGATTTTTTATATCTATAGAAAAAATTTGTTTCTTTTATTTCATCAGAACCAAATATATTTACTATTTTTTCAATAAATAACCCACAAAATATTGTTATTATACCTATTATTAAACTTTCAAATAAAGATATTTTTATCATTATAATATATAATTATATTTATTTTTTATCTTTGGAATATCCAAATATATTTTCTATATTTTGTTCTGTCTTATCAGTCGATAAATTATTATATATATAATTAATTTTTTTATTATCTAAATCAATTTGATTTTCAATATATGATAAATTTTTTTGTTGATTTATTTCATTTAGAAAAAATATATCTTTCATATCATTAATTATTGGTTTAACTTCTTCATCTATATTAGTATCCTTTTTATCATTAATACTAAATTCATTTGTTGGAACTGGGAATAATAAACTATTATCTTCTTCAATAATAGGTTGAGATAATAAAACACTAGTTTTTGTTTTTGTATCAATTATTTTATCATTTAATTCTTGTGAAATTTTAAAATTTGGGTTTATTGGCTTATTATAATGTAGAGATGATGGAGTATTATATTTTTTTATATTATTATAAATTAATTTTTGTTCACAATTTGATTTAGAATTAGAATTAGAATTAGAATCAAAATCAAATAAAATAGGATTTGATGATTCAAAATTTCCATAATTATTTAATTCATCATTTTTATCATTATCATCTATATTCTTCATATGTTCTATATTTAATTTACTATTAATTGTTTCATTTGATTTATAATTTGCAAATAAATTATATAACTCTGGACAAGGAGCTCTATCATCTAAATTTATAAGATTAGTTGATTCTATAGAATTATAATCTATAAAATTATAATCTATATATTCTTTATTATGTAGAATTAAATTATTTCTATTTAATAGATTATATAATTCATATGATTTATAATTTGATAAAAAATTATTTGATTCTGGTACTAGTACTGGTTCAGGTGCAGGTTCAGGTGCTGGTGATGGATTCTGTAAATTTATAAAATTATTTGATTCTATATTGTTCACATTTTCTTTATTATTTATTTTTAAATTATAATCTGATGGCGATGAGTTAAATAAATGTAAATTTTTTTTATTTGAGAAATTATTTGATTCATAATTTTTTACATTATTAATAGTATTTAATTTATCAATTATTTCTAAATTATCAACAAAATTATTTTTATCAATATCAGCAGTAGAATAAGCTTTCATTAAATATATATTTTTATTGTCATTTTTTTTAATTTTATAAAAATTATTTAATAAGTAATTCTTATTTTTATCAATTTCATTTAACATTTTATTATCATTAAAAGTCTCTTTTTTATTTACATTATAAAATATTATAAATAGTAATATAATAACTGATATATATAGTAATATATTTTTCATTAATATTATATTAGAAAATAATTATTTATAGGATATTATATTAATGAAAAATATATTGTTTTTTTTATTTATAATCTTAATTATTTTTTCTTTAAGATCAAATAAAATATATAAAGAATTTTTTTGTAATAATGATATTTATGATATTGCAAACACTATTAATTATAATAATTTATATAAAAAATATATAGATTTGTATTTTTCTGACATAATATATAAAAATCAATCTAATATTTATTCTAGTCCTAATAATAAAATATTTGTTTCAATTGCATCATATCGTGATCCACAATGTTCTATAACTTTAATTGATTTAATTAAAAAAGCTGAATTCCCTCAAAATTTAATAATAGTTATTTGTCAACAAAATGATATTGATGATGATGAATGTTCATCATTTTTTAAAGATAAAAATATAAAAACTATTAGATATAATGCAAAAGATGCAAGAGGACCATGTTGGGCAAGATTTTTAATTCAACAAGAATGGAATGGTGAAGAATATTATTTACAAATAGATTCACATACTCGTTTTGTAGATAAATGGGATACAAAATGTATATCCAATTTAAAAAAAGCTCAAGAAAAACAAAATACTGATCTTATTTGTTTATCAAATTATGTATCAACATTTAATATTAATACTAATGAAATTGAAATAAATCCTTTAAGAGGTCCAATGTATATAGAAAAATTTGATGAAAAAGATGGGTTTTTTAGATATAATGCAAAATATATAAATAATCTTTCAGAACCCCAAGAATCTAAAGGATGGTCTGGTTGTTTTTCTTTTAGTAATTATAAAATTATTTTAGATGCTCCATATGATCCCTATACACCATTTTTATTTTTTGGTGAAGAAATGGATATTTTTGCAAGATTATATACTAAAGGATGGTTAATGTTTGTACCGGCTGAACCAATTTGTTTTACTTTATTTGATCGTTCTTATCGAAAATTATATTGGTATCATCCAGATTTTTTTGAAACTGTTTTATTATCAAAATTAAGATTGTATTTACGTTTTGGTGTATATAAAGATGTTAATTCATTACCTGATGAAATTAAAAAAGATCTTGATTTAGAAAAATTCTCTTTAGGAAATAAAAAAACTTTTGATGATTTTATAAAATATTGTCTAGAATGATTAATTAAACATATAATTAATCATAACAATTTTGTTATTTATATTCATAAAATACTATTATTTGATTATACTTATTAATTATATTTATTTGATTATATTTATTAATTATATTTATTAATTATATTTATTAATTTATAAATTATTAAATTTAGTATATATAAGTTTGATAAGTTTTATTTAAAAGATTTTTTTAATAATTTTAATCTTGTTAAATTAAATACAAAAATATCTATTAAATATTTATTTAATAATATTCTTTTATTTAATATATATAATCTAATTTTTATAAAATTATCATATATATATATATTACTTTTTATATTTTTAATTGTATCCATAATATAATCCTTTATATATATATATGTAATAATAGTATTTATTTTATTTTTAGATATATCTAAAGTATTATCTTTTATTTCAGATAAAATAGATGTTGTTTCTGTTTTAAATGATAATTCGTCTGTTATATTATTTATACTATTTATACTATTTATACTATTTATACTATTTATACTATTTATACTATTTATACTATTTATACTATTTATACTATTTATACTATTTATACTATTTATAATATAATCTTTTAAATATCGAGATATATCTAAAGTACGATTATCTGAATTATCTGAATTATTTAAATTATCTGAATTATTTAAATCATCTAAATTATCTGAATTATCTAAATTATCCGATTTATTTGATTCAGACATTTTAGATGAATTATCTGATTTATCTGATTCAGATATTTCGGATATGTCAGATGATTCAGATGAATTATCTGAATCATCTGAATCAGATAATTCAGATAATTCATCTGAGTAATAATAATGATCATAATAATATAAATTATTAAAGCTATATTTAAATATTATATCTTTTAAATAATTATTTAATCTATAATTATTTAATTTATCATTCATTGATATATCATTCATTGATATATCATTTATTAAATTGTTTGATATATCATTTATTAAATTGTTTGATAAATCAAAATTATTATTATCATCTAATATATTATCAATATGTATATAATCTTTATCAGAATTATTATCTTGAATTATTTTTTTATTTGAAATATTATTACCCATTATATGTATATAATTTTATAATATATGTAAATATTTAAATATTATTTAAATATTTTATTATATTAAAATAATAATATTATCATCATCAATTTCTATTACATGACTTTCTATTATATTAAAATAATAATATTTCGCCATCAATTTCTATTACATGACTTTCTATTTTAATGCTAAATCCTTCAATACTTGTTGCATTAGCTAATAAATGACACCACCATAAAGAATGAATAGCTGGTCCTGAACTATTTAATGTAATATGAGGATATCCGGATGAAACTAAATGAGTTAAAATATTACCATTTTCTCCAATAATTTCAGAAACTCGGATAAATTGCCATGAATTATATTTAGAACTAATTGTAATTATATCTCTAGTTAAAACACTAACTTTTGTATCAATATATTCTAAATTACTTTGAGCTCCAAAATTTAATGTAACATGTTCTTCTGTATATTCATCAGATAATTTAATTCCTAAATAATTATTTGTAATTCCTAAAATCTCAAAATTAGTTTTTGTTAAAATTCCATAAAAATTACAAATAATTAATACAATCTTAGCATTATCTTCAATTAATGATATAGAATGTGTAGGATCACTTTCTTTTCTTCTTAATGCACTCATACAAGCTCCAAAAATAAGAGTAAAGGGATCATCGTTTGGAGAAATTAAACAGATTTTTGATTTAGCCTGTCTAACTTTTTCAATTGATTTTAATGAACCAGGACCATTTCTAGTAATGATAATGATATCATTTTCTTGGAGAACTTTTTCTAATCCTCTCAAATACTTTCCAGGATCGCCTTCATATTGATCTTGATTAATTATATGTAATCTAGCAAATAAGATATTATGTTGAATTTCTGATGCCAGATGATCTTTACCAATTCCAGGAATACCTGTCAAAAAAACTGTCAGTTTTTTTCCAAATTCATATTCAGAACTGATAATGTTTACAATTTCATCAATCTGTGATAAATTTCTTGGAGGCATTTCAGAAATACTTGAACATAATTCAGCCATTTCTCGATGTATTTGTTTAATATCATCAGAAAATTTTTGACTATTTAATTTTGTATTAAAAACTAATTTTATTAATGTTTCTGGAATATTTTTATTACATTCAAAATATTTTGTCTCGTAATGAGAAATTTTTTCTTGAATTTCTGGAATAATAGGTATTCTATCATTTTGTAATCTATATAATAGTTCTTCACAACTTGTAGTTATATTAGAACATTTTAATAGATCTTGGACTAATGCATTTTCTTTCTTTTCAATTGCTGTCGCAGAAGACATATTTTCTTTACTAATTACTCCTTTAGAAGTATGAGAAATAATAAGAGCATCATTTTTTAATGATGATATTCTCATATTTGATACTAGAGTAATACTAGAATTTGTTAAATTTGTTAAAGTTTTAATATTTTCACAAATTGCAAATCTAAAACCATTATCAGTAAGAAGTTGAATTATATCTGGTAATTCAGATTCTATTGTTCCAATAATGGTTGCTTTGAAAGATACATCTATAGGATTTTCAGAATAAACTTTAACTTGATTGTAAAAATCCGGTGCATCCAACATTGTTTTTTCTTTTAATGATTTCATATAATCTGAAAATAATGAACTTCGCATGTAATTTTGAACTAATTCTATAAAATTATCTATTTTCCATGATTCTGGTAAATATTGTTTCCAATTACTAAAAGATGCAGATGATAATTGAATATTATCATATGGTGTATGTCTATATTTAGAAACAATTTCTCTTATAGAACGAAGAATATAATATGATACATCTTTTGTTTTGATCATAATATATCTTTTTTTAATATTATCAAAAATATTAATAATATATCCTTCTGTTAATGTAAATCTTGAATAATCACCAGTAGCAATTGTTAATATATCGTGAGCACTCATAGATAGATTTCTTACAATTTCTATCATTAATGATACATATGCCCAAACATTATTAAAAATTGTAATAATATCACCAGAACATTGAATTGGTGAATCAATATATTCTATTGGTTCTAGAAATGTTAATATTTCTTCAAATTCAATTTTTGATGGTTTATCAGATGTTTTTGGTAATTCATCTAAATTCATATACACAAGATAAATCATTTCAAATATTTCTAAATTTGAAAAATTTCGTGATTTTTCAAATCCTAAACTAACAAATTTATTTAAAATTTCTAGATTATCTAAAGGTAGATCAGTTTCGGTATTTCGAATTAATAAAATATACAATCCAGATTTTTCAACAGCAATATGTTTGAATACACGATCAATCTTCTCAACAGGAATAGTATACTCTAGTAAAATACTATTTATCCATTCTTTGTCTTCTGATGATAATCTATCAAAAATATCAAAAAATATTGTTGCAATTTCTTTAACAGTTTTTAAACCATTATCAGTATAATTATCTAATTCAGATCGATTAGCAATTACTAATGGAACTGTTTTAGAACAAAAAACATATTTAATCTCACCATTAATTAACATTGCAGAAAACCATCCTGCTTCGCCATTATGTTTTTGTTTTATACTAATTAATACTGGATGTTTTTTTGTAATTGAATCTTTTAATTCAATATTTGAACCCATTAATTTTTCATCTTTGCTTCCAAATTTTCGGAGACCATAATAAATCTTAATTAATGTTTCATTATGATACACCAAAACAAGTGATCTAGGAATATTTTGATGAAGAACAAGACTTTTATCTTCATCTTTATCTTCATAATGTCTATCATTTTTTAATTTAACAGTTTGAAAAATTAAATCATTATATTCACGACTATTAGTAATAATCGAGTAGTTGGACTGATTTTGTCCTAAAAAAAAAGTTGTTAGTGAAACAGCTGAATTAAATTTTTGTGATTAGATCCATACTAATTATAAAATTAGTGTGAATCTAACCACATTTTATATATTTAAACATATATATATATAAATATATTTTCAATTTTTTATTAATGCAATTGCATTAATAAAAAAAATAACAGTAAATATTATAATATTAATTAACATTATATGATAGTGATATTAAATAAATTATTCATTATCACTATCATATAATGCAATTGCATTAATAAAAAAAATAACAGTAAATATTATAATATTAATTAACATTATAATATTAAATAAATTATTCATTATCACTATCATATAATTCAATGTGTTTATTTTGTATTATATTTAATTCATTAATCATTTTATCTATTTTATTTATTTCATTATTATTTTTAATATTATCCATAAAATTTTCAATCGTATTATTAATATTTGTTATAATTTTATTAATATCTATATTATTTTTTTTTGTTTTAATAAATATTTCATCAAATACATAATTAAAATAATTTGTAAATTGTCTTATTAATAAAATTTTATTTATTTTAATATATTCATCAAAATATGTATTTATTTTAATATATCTAATATTTATATTATTCCACCATTGTATTTTTTTACATAAATATATATTTGAATAATATATTTTTAATTTAAAATCATTAATACAATCATATATTTTCTTAATACTTGATAAAAATGGATTAATTATATCTTTTTCATTTGTTTCATTTGTTTCATTAGTTAAATATTTATTTATATTATTAGAACTATTGATAATGAAAATTAATGATATAAAAGAAATAAAATTAAAATATAAAAACCAACATTTAATAAATATTAATATAAATATTAATTCTATTAATTCCATTTAATTAATTATTATATTTCTCTTTTTAAATATTTTATATTATTTCTTATTTAATTTATTATAATTTAATTTTAACCAATTTTTATATTTACCACCATATTTAGAACTACATGGTTTTCCATTTTCAATTAAATTTATTTCAGATACTTGACAACATAATTTTTGTGCTAACTCATTTCTAGTTAATTTTAATTCATTTCTCATTTTAACATATTCATTAATTTCACTAGAATTTAATTTATATTCTTTAATAATTTCTTGATTATTTTCATCATATTTTAATGATGCTTGTGAGTAAGTTATAGTTGTTTTTTTTTTATCTTCTACTTTTTTAGATTTAAGAAAAATTACATTATGATCTTGATGAGCCATTATATTATAATATTAATATATATATAAAATATTATAATTTCAATTTTTAATTATTTTTATATTTTAAATATTTTTCTTTATATTTAATATATTTTTTACCTCTCTTCATTAATTCCACAATAGTTGGATCTATCATATTTTCTTTTTCTTTTTCTTTTTCTATTTTTGATTTTGAACTATGTGATGTAATTTCTGTATATGGATATTCTGATCTAAAACAATCAAAATATGATGATTTTAAATTAACTTGTTTATCTTCATCATCTTCATCATCAACTTTAACAACTTCTTCAACTGTTTCTTCATTTTTTTTAATCATATCTAAAGGTATTTTAGTTTTACATATACAACAAGGATTAAAATATCCTTTATCTATTATTTTTCTAACTTTATCATTTAATAATTCTTCTATCTCTTCTAAACTATTTGTTGTAATAATTAATAATATACTTCTAATTTTTGATTTAATAGTTCTAAAAAATATTTCTAAATTTGTTTGTGACATAGTTTTTTTTGCACATAATATCATATTTTCATTTGAACAACATGAACAACACGAACAACATGAACATTTATTACCTAATTCCATACCAATACATTGTAAAGGATCGGTGAGATTACAATATCCTTGAATACCAGTTGTATCTATATTATGATTTTCTAACCATTCAGTAGTTGGTTCTTTACCATAATGTTTTGTATACCAATCTATTATAGATTCTCCATAATTACATATTCCTGTTGAATCACATCCTAACGCAGATACATCTGGAATATTAGCGACACATGATATACATTTAAAAAGTTTTTGTTTCCATTGTTCAATTTCTAAATTCGTATAATATTTTATTTTATTTTCAATATAATCATCTATTGATTCTTTATTAATATTTATCCCAAGTATTTTTAAATTTTTATATATTTTAAAGAATGATTCATCATCAATTATATAATTATCACTAAAATCATCTGCAAAAGATTGTTTATGATAATTTTCAATCTCTTTTAATGTAATTTCTTGTTCAGTAAATATAATTTCTAGTTTAATACAATTTTCTTTATACCAAAATCGCAACTTGATCAAGTTATTTATATCTAATATTGATTCGATATCTAAATTTGTCTCAATTATATTTGTATATTTAGATATTGGTATATAGTTGCGAATTTCTAAATAAAAATTTATTATATCTTCAATATCATTTATGATATACTCGCTAGTACTTATAGTATTTTTTTTATTAAATATTTTCATAAAAGAATCATAAATTGGTTTTTCTCTAATTTTAATAGTACTTGTTGTTTTTTTTTTTAATTTTATATATATATTATATTTATATTGTGTTATTTTTAAAATATTATCATCTAATTCAACATCTATACTTTCTAAATTATATCTAGACATAGTTTCTAATTCTTTAGTTATATCTTGATTCATGATATTATAATATATAAATAATAAAAAAAAATATTAAATTATAAAAAAATTGATAATATTTTTTATTTAAAATATAATATATATTATTATAATAATGGATACTTCTATTTTTAAAGCAGAATATAATGATGATGAAAAAAAAAATATCATGTTTGAAAATATTGCAAAAATGATATATAATAGAAATATTGTAACAACAAATAGTGAAATCGAAAATGAATTTAAAAAAAATTTTGATAATGATACAACAAATTATAAAACAAAAGATATTAAAATTGCTGTTAAATTTTTGTTAAGAAGAATTACAACAATTAGAAAAGTAGAAGATATTGAAGATTTTTTATCAAAATATAAAGATTATTATAAATTTATAATTGTATCTAAAATAACTCCAAAAGTTTATAAACAATTTTTAGAATATCCAAATTTAGAAGTTTTTTTTGATGATGATTTCTTAATAAATAAAGTAGATAATATTTTTGTCCCTAAACATATTGTTTTAACACCAGAAGAACAACAACAATTAAAAGATGAATATGGATTTAATAGAAATGAAATTGGAAAAATAAAACAATCTGACCCAATTGCAAGATATTATAATTTAAAACCTGGAGAAATTATTGCAATTGAAAGAGCTTCGAGAACATCTGGTATAAGTATGTATTATAGAATATGTATTACCGCCAGTTTATTATAAATATTTATATTAACCATAAATTATAATCTTTAAAAGCTTGAATTTTTTTATCAATCCCTACCATCCAATTTGCATGAACTAGATATATTTCATTTTTATTCATTAAATTAAAATTATTTCGTAAAGTTATATATTCTCTATTTTCTGTTTTGACATAATCATCACCAAAAAATATTAATCCATTTGGAAAATTAAATATAGGAAAAGATGTAATATTTATATTATTTAATCTTGATTTTAATATGGAATTTAATAATACTTGATCATTAATTTCTGTATTGTGTATTCTAATATTTAATACATCAGTCATTAAATTTTTCATATTTTGATTTGATTTAAAATACATACACCCAGAACATAACATATTTATATCATTTTGTAATATACAATCATAATTATTATTATTAATTAAATTTAATATATTATTTAAATTTTCTAATACTACAATATCAATATCTAAATACCATACATCTTTATTTTGATTTAAAATATCTAATATAATTTTATACCTTAAGAATGTTATATTATCAAATTCTAAACTTCCAAAATCATATTTATCTAATGATCTTTTATTATATTCATACCTAATAACATTATAACCCAAATCTGTTAATTCTTTATAACTTTCATCATCTATTACATATGCTACATAATTTGTTATATTATTATTTAATAGAGATTTTAAATGATTCTTACCTAATTCAACTGCACCATAATTAAATACACTTATAAATAAAAGGTTATCCATTATATATAATTAATATATATACTTTAAATATTTAATTAAATAAAAAATTACTAAATTGATTTGATAATTCTTTAATTATATTTACATTATTTTTTTTATTAATATCATCAGTTTTTATTTCATCAGTTTTTATTTCATCAGTTTTTATTTCATCAGTTTTTATTTCATCAGTTTTTATTTCATCAGTTTTTATTTCATCAGTTTTTATTTCATCAGTTTTTATTTCATCAG